ACGTAGGACCACAGGGTATACAAGGTAATGTTGGTGTTGGTGTACCTACTGGCGGAACTACTGGGCAAGTATTAGCTAAAGTAAACAGCACTGATTATAATACACAGTGGGTTGATCAAACTGGCGGTGGCAGTGGCAGTAAATTACAAGCTAAGAAATCATACAATGAGGTGTGGAGTGTACCTAACAGTACAGTTTTTAGCACTCAAATTGCTGGCTACGAAATCTCTATACAAATTGCTGACAATCAAGACCTGTATCTAAGAGGACTATTAAACAGATTATACAACTATTTTGACAGTCCATCAACATTCTACTACAACTATGAAAATATTAGAGTAAGAATAAATCCTGATACCAACAATATACTGGCAAATGTTACTAATGTGGTTCAAACCAATAGCAACCCTCCTCATTACATTAT